AGATACTTCTTTACTAAAACCTTTTAGTGCAACTTGTGGTGGAGGCTTAGTCTTAAACAAAGATGTTTATGATATGGCACCAGGAGAAGCATTACAATTGGTAAATTTTGAACCATCAACAGAAGGTGGCTATAGAAGACTTAGTGGTACTACAAAATATAATTCAACAATAGTACCTCAAGTATCTTCTGGTAATGAAAGATTACAAATGTCTGCAATCTTTAATGACAAGATAGTTGCAGGTAGAGGTGGTACAGTATCTTATGGTGATACAAGTGGATCATGGACATCCCTAGCAACTAGTTTAGGTACAGCACATACATATGATTTTGATAAATTTAATTTTAGTGGCACAAGTAAAATTATTATAGCAACAGGAGAAGCTGCAGCATTTACAGTAAATACAAGTTTTGCAGTAGATGTTATAAATGCAACAGGTGGTGGGACTGCTCCTACTAATCCTAAGTTTGTTAAGACTTTTGCCAATCATGTATTCTATGGTGGAATGTCTAATTCTACACATAGTATAATATTTTCAGTACCTTTTTCAGAAGATAACTTTACTTCTGGCAGTGGTGCAGGTGAGATAAAAGTTGGTGATGTTGTTACAGGATTAAAAGTATTTAGAGATGAATTATTTATATTTTGTCAAAGAAAAATATATAAACTTAGAGGGACTACTTCTTCTACATTTGCATTAGCTGAAGTTGCTAAAAACGTAGGTACAATTGCCCCACACTCTATTCAAGAATTAGGTGGAGATTTAATATTTTTAGCTGCAGACGGTTTAAGAACTGTTGCAGGTACAGAAAGAATTGGTGACGTAGAACTTGGTACTATTTCAAAACAAGTACAAGAAAGAATTAATGAGATTACGTATGACAATGTTGTAGCAACAGTAGTTAGAAACAAATCTCAATACAGATTATTTTATCCTAAAGATGCAGGATTAGAAGCAAGTCAGAAAGGTTTGTTAGCAGTAATTAAAACAAATCCAAATACAGGTCAATTAGGATTTGAATACTCTGATATAAAAGGTTTAAAAGTTTCATCTTGTGATTCCGATTATATAGATAATATAGAAACAATTATTCACGGTGGTTATGATGGGTTTGTATACCTTCAAGAATCTGGAAACTTTTTTACACACGCAACTACAACAGCAGCTATTGATGCTACATATAGATCTCCAGATATGACAATGGGAGATGCAGGTATTAGAAAATCAATGGATAGAGTTAATATAAACTGGGAGCCAGAAGGAATTGTTAGCTCTAGTTTATTTATAAAATATAATTACGATGATATAAACACTCCTCAACCAAGTTTAATTCCCTTAGAATCGTCATCAAGTGGAGCTTATTTTGGAACAGGAACATTTGGATTATCAGGTTATGGTCAAGGTGATTTACCTATTACTAGAGAGTCAATAGAAGGATCAGGCTTTGCTGTAGCTTTAAAAATAACAGACACAAGTACAAATGCACCTTTTGCAATAAAAGGATTCCAATTAGAATTTACACCAGGGGGAAGAAGATAATGGGAGCGACATACACAAGACAGAGTTCATCAGCTATTGTTGATGGGGGCGTTATTGAGGCAGCGGATATAAACGCAGAATTTGATCAGGTTCTTGCAGCTTTTGCAGTAAGTTCAGGACATACTCATGATGGCACAGCAGCAGAAGGCGGACCAGTTACAAAATTATTAGGCACAGCAATTACCATAGGTGATGCTACGGCAGGTACAGATATTGCTGTAACTTTTGATGGTCAATCAGCTGATGGTGTATTAACATGGATGGAAGATGAAGATTACTTCCAATTCTCAGATGACTTATTATTAACTACTACAGAAAAATTACAATTCAGAGACACTGCAATATATATTAATTCTAGTGCAGATGGTCAGTTAGATTTAGTTGCAGATACAGAAATACAAATAGCAGCTACTACAATAGATATTAATGGTGCTGTAGCTTTAAATGGTGCTATCACAGGTGCAACTAATATTACTCTCTCAGGTGAATTAGATGCAGCAACATTAGATATTTCAGGTAATGCAGATATAGATGGAACTTTAGAAGCAGATGCTATTACAATTAATGGTACAGCTATAGCCTCAGTATTAAGTCCAATAGCAGGTGGAACAGGTATAGTTACAACAGGTGCTTTAAACGCAGGATCTATTACTTCAGGATTTGGTACTATTGATACAGGTGCATCAACGGTTACAACAACAGGATTAATTAGTGGTGGATCACTAGATATTGATAATGTTTTAATTAACGGAACAACAATTGGTCACACAGATGATACTGACTTAATAACTTTAGCTGATGGAATTGCTACAGTTGCAGGAGAAATATCTGTAACAACTTTAGACATTGGTGGAACAAATATAACTTCTACAGCTGCAGAATTAAATATTTTAGATGGTGTTACGGCAACAGCAACAGAACTTAACCTTATAGATGGTGTTACATCTACAACAGCAGAATTAAATATATTAGATGGTGTAACTTCTACAGCAGCTGAATTAAATATTTTAGATGGTGTAACTTCTACAGCAGCTGAATTAAATTTATTAGATGGAGTTACATCTACTACAGCAGAACTTAATATTCTTGATGGTGTAACTTCTACAGCAGCAGAAATAAATTTACTTGATGCAGTAGCTAGAGGTAAAATAATTTATGGTAATGCTAGTGGAGCTTCTGCTCTCTTAGCTCCTGGTTCAGATGGAACAGTATTAAGTTCAGATGGAACAGACATATCCTGGGCTGCAGCATCAGGTGGAGTAACCTTTAAAGAAGGTGGAACAAATTTTACAAACAGTTTATTAGTAGGTACTTCTGGTACAGGAACTTTAAATGCAGCTCAAGGAAATACTGGAGTTGGTGTTGGTGTATTTGGTGCATTAACTACTGGAGATGACAACGTTGCAGTAGGTTTAAATGCTTTAGTGGCTAACACAACAGGTTCTAACAATACTGCAGTTGGTAAAAGTTCTTTAGCTGTTAATACAACAGGTAATTGTAACGTATCAATCGGTAGAACTGCTTTAGATGCCAATATAGATGGAGATTTTAACACAGCAGTTGGTAATAGTGCTTTAAGTAGTAACACAACAGCAGATAATAACACAGCAGTTGGTTATTTATCTTTAAATGCTAGCACAACAGGTCATTCTAATGTATCTATGGGTACAGAAAGTTTAAAAGGTAACCTAACAGGTGATGGTAATGTTGCTTTAGGATTTAAAGCTTTATTTACAAACAACGGTTCAACACCAGATTTTAACGTAGCTGTTGGAAGACAAGCTTTATACTCAAACACTACAGGTACAAGAAATAGTTCTCTAGGTTTAAATGCTATGTATAGCAACACAACAGGTGCTTGTAATGTAGCTGTTGGTGATGCTGCTTTATATGCTAATACAACAGCTAGTGAAAATGTAGCAGTTGGTTTTGATAGCATGAAAGCAAACACAACAGGTTCTAATAATACAGCAATAGGTAGAAGTACTTTACAATCAAATACAACAGCAGTTAGAAACACAGCAGTTGGTGCTCAAGCATTAAGAGATAATACAGATGGTGTTTGTAATACAGGTATGGGTGTTTGTGCTTTAATGAAAAACACAACAGGTTCTGACAATACTGCAGTTGGTAAAAGTTCTTTATTATGTAACACCACAGGTGCTAACAACAGTGCAGTGGGTTTAAATGCTTTAGCAGCTAACACAACAGGAAATAATAATGTTGCAATTGGTTTTTGTGCTAATGCAACTGCCGTAGACAGAAATGATAATACTGCTGTTGGACATGAAGCTTTAAAAGTTAATACTGCTATTGGTAATACAGCAGTTGGTAAAGCAGCAGCAGATAGTAATACAACAGGAGCTGGTATCACAGCTATTGGAAATAGAGCTTTATGTTCAAACACAACAGGTGCAAGTAATACAGCAGTAGGTATGTGTTCTATAAGATCAAGCACAACAGGTGATAATTTAACAGCCGTTGGTTTTTGTTCTTTATTTACAAACACAACAGCTGATGATAATACAGCA